GAGTAGTCCCCAGTGCCCCCGGTATCCACTACTTTGGTTACAATGGTAGGCATGACTTACTCCTTCTTGTCAGACATCATGGTCTCCACAGCCACCTTGGCGGCATTGAGCTGCCCCTTGGTGATCGCTGGGATCGCTTTCTGCTGAATAGCCTCCTTTGCTTTGGCTGGGAGTTTACTGAAGTTCAGCTTCACCTTCCTCCGGTTCTTCATCACCACCTGGGACTTCCCTGTGACGGTGTCATACTGGGTCACCATCTTGGTCTCACAGAGATCCCTGAGATCCTCCACGGGAACCCCCGGCAGCTTGATGATGTTGAACACGGAGGTGTCCAGTTCCCCCGCCGCCCACGGGTGTCCATCCGGTTGGACACACACTACTTGACCCCTTTTGTACAACTGGGAATTTTTTATGGGGTCGCTGGATACGTTATCTCGTGCCATAACCAAGATTTCTGCCACTGTTACCCCTTCTGCTCATGGTGTTGTTCCATGTGGGCTTCTGTGTCTGGAACCTGTGTTTGCCCACAACGTGTTTGAGAAAGACCTTCAATTCAGCTTCCAACTGTTTGGCGTGGTATTCCTGGACCGCTTTCTGCTCATCTCTTGCCATAGCTGAAGTCCACTCACTCACTGCCATAGCCAGAGCATCCAGGCGGTCATCGAACTTCAGGGCTCCTCTGTCCCGAGTAAGACGGGTCATCTGGTACAGCCCGCTGTACGCCTGTTCTTCACCGGAGAGCTTGATGTCCCCCTGGATCACATCGAAATCAATGATGAGCCGGTGTTGGTTCATCACAGGCTCCAGAGTGTCAGCGATCCGCCGCTCCTTCTGGATGTTGTGTTTCACCTCTTCCACCGCGATGGTCCCCTTTCCCGCGCTCACCCGCTGGAGAACTGGGAGAAAGAGCTGGGTGAACATGCCATCCCCGAAGTTTGCCTCGATGATGATCTTGTTGACCTTCTGGTTCACCGCTATCTTAGCCAGCAGCTCCATTGTTTCCGGGTTGTATCCTCCCCGCAGACCTCCCCAAGCTGGGACAAAGAGGTTCCCGTGGAGGTACTTCACCACAGCAAAGCCGGTTTCGTCTTTCCCACGGCCTGACGGGTCGATTGACAACACAGCTCCCTCGTACTTGTCCCACTTCTCATCAATGAAGAGGGGCCGGTAGAACCGATCCCCAGTGAACCCCACATTCGCCAACTCGCGGATCTGCTGTTGCGGACCCGATCCATAACTCACAGCGATGGGAGCCTTGTCCACGTGAAGGTTCATCACAATCAGGTCAGAGAGCTTCAACGGGTAGCGTTCCGAGTCGGAAAGCGAGGTGTCGAGCATGAATTGGAGAGCAAAGCCAGCCCTGCCGTAGGAAGCTTCCCGCTCCAGCAGATCGAGATCCGTGAATCGGTCCGGGTCCGTAGGTTGGCCGATCCGTTCCGGTTCACATTCCACCACTTCCGTGATGTTGGGAGCCAGCTTCCCCCGGTAAACCGCCAGTTTCGCAGTCTCCGGGAAACGAGCGGGCCAGATCCGTATGTCGTACTGCCTCTCTTCCACCAGCTTGTTGTAGATGCTCTCTTCTGTTTGAGGTGTTCCGAGGTAGGTGATTCGCCCGCCCGGCACAATGATGGCTTCAAACTCTGAGACCGTCTTGATGAGCTTCTCCCGCATGTCCTGGGTGCCACTGTTGTTTGGCACCTCCACGTCATCAGCGATGATGTGATTGGCGCGACCCCCGGTGAGCTGCCCGAAGATCCCCACCGACTTCACGGACGGGGCGTGAGCTGCCCGAGCAGGGGCTACATCGAAGGCGATCTTGCTGTTTCGCTGATCGTCCTTCGGGACGAGGTGCTGGAGGATTGGCATTTCGTAAATGAGTCGGAGCGTGAAGGTGGAGAAGTCGTCTGCCCTCTGTTTACTCGCTGAAGCAACCAGGAATTTGTACTGTGGGTCGTTCAGGAGCATCCAACAGACGAATGCACTGGTTTCCCAACTCTTTCCCACCCCCCGGAAAGCCTCAATAATCTGTCGCTTTGGGCCGTGTTGGAGGTACTCAGCGATTTCGTATTGAATGGGGGTTGGCGAGGGCAAGCAGAGGTGCTGCCAAACGAGGAAAAGAAAGTTGCGGAAGTCTTTCAACACGGCCCGTGATGGTTTGGACCGTTTCACTGTTTACCTTTCCAGAAGGCGTCATGCCCCAGCCAGCTCACCGCGATGTAATACCAGTATGCTCTGATCCTTCTGAGGATCTTCAGCGGCCAGAACGAGGTCTTCTTTTCGATGATCTGATAGAGATTAGCCTTGAACACCTTATCGGCATTGTCCTTGTCCAGCTCAGTCTTCCCGTGGCAGTACATCCAATCATGGATGTCACAGGCATCATGGACAGACAGCCCGTACATGGTGTCAGGGATGATGTCCAACTTCCATCCGCCTGGACCACATCCATTACACACGTTCTTCCGCCTTCCCGGCGCTGCCGTCCAGAAGCTCGCAGGGGCGACCAGTGTCACCCCATTGAGCCTACCGATCTGGAGAATGGTGTGCCGAGCTTCAAGAAAGTCAGCCTTGAGCTTCGACTTGTGAGACATGGTTATTCAACCTTTCCGCCTACGTTCACTTCCACGCCTTCCTGCTGCACACCAAGGTTCCAATACTGCTCCCCGTCACCAGTTTGCTGGGTGGAGAGGTTCACAGCACAGCCGTTGTCGCCCTTCAGGCACACGTTCCCAGTCACACAACCAGAAAGGGCCAGGGAAAGGACAACACCTAAAATGATGATACTTTGTCGAAGCATGTTACGCCTCCGTAATGTTTAGGTAGGAAAAGGGATTACCACGTTGTTTTCAGGAAAGTTCTCCTCCAGGGCGTCCTCCAGCTCACTCAGCAGCCCGCAGCTTTCCATCACAGCCGTGATGTCGTTGTCTTTGAGCATCTGGATAGCATTCTTGAAGTCCGCCGCTGTCGCTTCCCCGGAGCGAAGTCTGGCGATAAGCTGGGAAGCTGTCTCTTTGTACAGCTTATCCATCAACTCCTCACGAGTTTGAGTAGATTGTCGAGCCATGTTGATTCCTCACATTTCATGCGGATGTACAGCCAGAAAAGTCCCAAGATTCCACCTGTGACCGTAGTGACTACGCCCATGATAAAGGCTTTTCGCACACTGGTTATATCCTTGGCGATTTTCTGAATNNATTTGTGCGGGCGTTGCTCAGCGAACAGCTCCCGCAGTGCCTCCTTGAGTGTCTCTTTCTCGATCCAGTTATTGTCCATCTCGGGTCCGCCCTTTCAGATATTCACGGAGATGGTTTGTTAGCGCCTTGTGGTCATCATGCTGGACAGCTACGCCCAACTGAATATCCACCCTCTGCCTCAGTTTTGACTCGATGGCGGATTGGAGACTCGGATCAGACACAAAGAGCATCTCCTTTGCTGCTCTACGGAACTCCCCAATAACATCCCTGATGGTCTTCGCCCGGAGTTCCTTAACCTGGATCATTTGGTATTCAGGAGTGTTCACCAAATAGTTCAGTGTTTCCCGCAGTCCCGTGACTCCTGGAAATATGGATAACTGGGTGAGATACTCGTTGGCTTTGTCCATCTGTTCCGGCGAAAGACGTTTCGACACGCCATCTAGTGTGAATTTGTCGTCCATCCGATCCACAGCCATGTGGAGGTCTGAAATCTCCAAGAGCGAATCATCCAGGAGCATCTCCCGCTTTTGACCACCCCAAATGGTGTAGCCTTCCATTTCCTCGGACCGCTCACCAAACAGGATGTGGCGGCGAGGGAGCATCCCTTCCCGGTTGAAATACTGGTTCCACAGGGCATTCTTGGCGCTTTCCCAGCTGCGAAACATATTGCCAAGGTCTCGATACTCCGGGTCGCCGTACACGTTGTTCGCCCACTTCAAGAGGTTCCCATAAGGCATGAAGGAGCCGAGCTGAGTGCTTATCATCCGTCCGAGGGTGTTTGTTCCACCAGGATCAAAGATGATGCGAAGTAAGTCATGGGCACCCTCCATCCCTGGAGCCCAGGAAACGGCTTCAGACAAAACGCCGATCCCCTGCATGACCAACTGCTCAAACCGATCCTCAATCTCCGGGTCCATGTGACCAACAACATCAGCCAGTTGGGCAACATTCGCCCCCATGGTGAAGAACATGGCCGCTGGATCAAGCCCGGTGAGAGACTTCCATTCTCCCGTACTTTTGTCGAAATAAGCGTTGTCGAGGAGATGAAGAGCCTGTGCAGTTCCCTTGTCTCGGTACGGTGTGGCTCCCCGGAGACTCCCATTGAAGTACATCATGTACCCCATGAACATCATGGCTGTACCGGTTGCCATCCGAAGGACACCAGCCGTGCGCTGTGGACCTCCAGCCGCCCAATCCGCTTTGAACTTCCGGCTCACAAGGCCGAAGGGGGTGGCTTCCCCAACCGCATTGAGGATGTTGAAGAGCACCTTATCGAAAGGAAGGAACACTGACTTTGCCAGGGGGCCGAAAAGTTTGGTGAAGATGTTCCGATCATTCAGGTTGTTCACCCAGTTGTGGAAGTCCTTCTGTCCACCTTCCAGATTGGATTTAAAGATCATCCGCCGGGAGTCCTCGATGTTCTTGATGTGGAACTTGATGTCTGGCTTGTCGATCTTCTCCAGGACGAACCGTTTCAGATCGTTACCAGTGAGGCCTTCCTTCAACCCCATCGAGATGGCGTTTGACCGTTGAGCCCCAGCGTAAGCGGCGTGTTGGAGCATTTCGTCAGTGGCCGAAAGAGCGTAGAATGGGAATCGGATGAAGTCCCCGAGAGGGAGCCACTTCCAACTGGGGATCATCCCCCCTTGGAACTCAAACTTCTTCACCGGGTCGAGCACGTTGTCCCCGGATCGGAGAACAGACCAAAAGTCACTGCCAAAGAAACCTTTGAGACCATCCAGAACGGCTTGATCCAAACCCTTTCCGGTCTTCAGAGCTTCAGCAGCACCTTTCCACCCCTTGACAGCACCAAAGCAGTCCAACATGGCGTAGCCTTGGGACCACCAGCGGCGACCAATTTCCTTGAACAACTCTATGTCCTGGTTCTTGATCCCCTGGAGACCGAGGGCGATGTCCATGTTGACTTCCTCCCACAGCATCCTTGATGTGGTGCCGAGGAGGTTCTTCATGAAGGTCGTGGGGGCGGAAAGCATGGAGGAAAGTTTCAGCTCAACCAGAGCGCCGACCCAGCGGATACCGTGGTACTTCCTGACAAACCCAGCGATAGCCTTCGTGTTGCCACTCTTCTTCAAATCCGCGATGGCCTTGGTCACCTGTTCAGCGTCATTCCCCACGTGAGAGTAGATGTCAGCGATGGCCGCAGGATCGAGGAGGTGAAAGCCGTACCGTGCTCCACCTTTGGTCATCCTCTGGATATTCAAGGCTCTACCAATGTTAGCCTTGGAGCCGTGAACAAGGGCGAACATCTCGGTGAACGAGCGGGCCATCTCCATGACCAGCAAGCGATCTTCCTGGGAAGCAGCTCTCACGGCAACTTCCCCGAGAATGTCAGCAACCCCGTGGAACACCAGTTCTGCCGCTCTGATTGCCACCGGCAGCTCGTTACAAATCGCGTTCAACTGCCGCATCGAGGCGTAAGCATCGGCTATCCCGGTGTACTGGGCGATTCGTTCAAAGGCTTGAGCGTTGGTCTCCTCCATGGCGATCCGCGCTCCGCCACCAGCCGCCTTGATTCGGTCAACAAAGTGCTGGTACACATGCGTCATGATCTGCAAGGTGTTCTCAGGGTGGACAACACGGAGGAGGTTCACACCGGTCATGGCCCGACTCTCACATGCCGTCAGTCCTTTGATCGGGTAGCCCTCGTCCATGAGCAGCTTGTAGTCCGCCATCTGGTCGAAGTTCTCCATCCCTTTAGCCAACTGGAGAATCGTGGCGACCACTTCCGGCATCTCTTCCGGGTCAATCTCGATGGTCGCTTTCATTCTCTTCTGAAGCTCATCGGTGGGGAGTTCGAGTTCCTCGGCCTGTCGAATCTGCTCAGCCAATTGCTTCTGGTACCGAATTTCCTCCATCACCATATCAGCAGCTTCGCCCGCCGTCTTCGGCACCGGAGCTTCCCCAAGGGAGAGGTTCCTAGCTTGCACATGAGCATCCACCGGGGGAGTCGGCCCAGGCGCATCGTGTTGGAGGATTCTGACTTCAGGGAGGGGTTGAAGCTTCTTGGCTTCCAGTGTGGGGGTCATTTCCCCAGGAAGAAGCCGGGAGCTTTCCACCCGGTACACGGAAGTGTCCTTGAACAGGTCAACCACCTCTTGATCCCCGGTAACCGCCTTCTTGAAATTCTCAAAGGTAAAGCCTTCCTTCTCCAACTGCTTTGTGTACAGGGAAACAGTGGCCCCATTCTGCTTGATCATAGCCATCCGGCGGGCCACTTCCTCTTCGGAGTATCCACGGATGACCGGGACAAGCTGGCCCTGATCGGAGACAATGAAGCCGGTGTGGGTGTACGGAGGTTTGGGAGGAGTAGCAGCAGCAGTGAGATCCTCCATCTTCGGTGCCGGAGGTGTTTCCGGTTCCGCAACTTCCGGGCGAACAGGTTCAGCTCGTTGGGTTTCCTCCTCTGCGATGTACAGCCATCGGTCAGGATCGTTGACCCGTCGTTTCACTGTCCTGGTAATCCCGGAAGTGTGCTCCGAACTATCCCACTGACGATTCGCCGGGTGATACTCACTGGAAGTGATGTTCTCCCGCTCTGCAATCCGAGAAGCAACTTCGTTCACCTCCCGTGCCACAGCAGCCGGTTCATCCCCCTTCATTTGCCACACTTGGCGCTTCATGACAGTCAGGCCGTTCCACACATGCTTTGCCATCTCCATTCCCGGCTCCATGAACGCACCGAGAAGCTGGTCTTCAATGACCGATTTGGCAATGGCCGCAGCAGCACTGTCGTTAGGGTCCGCTTTCAAGAAGTTCACAATAGGGTCCAACCAGAGAGCTGACGGGACCGCTGGCATGGGGGTGTCGAAATCAATGGCTTCCCGCTGTACCTCATCGAGGGGAGTGTGATCGGAAATCAGGTTGGACAGCCGATCTTCCCACGGGTCAATAACGGTAGCCGTTGCCTGGAGAGAGGCAATCTGTGTGGCGAGAAACCCGGCGATCCCTTTGTGCATCTTGGAGAACTGCGCCAGCTTGCCCATCTTCATGATCTTGGAAGCGGTGCCAAGACCGGGGATGAACCCAGCAGCGAACTGAGACACATTGGAAGCGAACTGCCCCGGAAAGGTAGTCGGTTCTTCGTATTTCACAGGTTTGGTCAGGGTGAACAGGGGGACGGCGGGCATGGGGGAATCAACATCCACCACTTCAAGCTGTTGTTCAGGGGTCATCTCGGTGGGCAGCACCAGTTCAAGAAGCTGCCCAATCCGCTGGTTGACTTCCTGCTGAGCTTCCATCACGCCGTGGCCTACTCCGTAGAGCGTATCCTTGGCGTAAAACGAGCCCCATTTCGATTCCCAGTAATCCAGATAGGTGCCAGCTTGGGATTCCGAGAGATGTCCCCTATTGTAGAGAACCTCCGCCGTGTCCGTGTCGAGATCCAGGTAATGCCCACCCTGCTCAAGATGCTTCACACCGAGATACTCAAGGGCATCCTCATCACTGATCTGCCCGATTTCATGGAGATGCTCAATTTCCTCCGCAGGTAGACGGAGCAGGACAGGATTACTCATTCGTTACTCCTTATTGATTCACTTCCACAGTGACGGTTACTCTGAACCCGCCGGCGTATCCGCCGGTTCATCCCACGCGAGGGTGACTTGTTTCGCCGCGATGGACGGCACAGGGGTGGCAAAGAGCAGTGCCCCGATCATCAGGGCAGCGAGCAGTTGTTTCATCTGTCATACTCCTTTGGGAGGGTGTTGGTTCTCATGATCTTTGCCATCCGTTTCACCCTATTGGGGGTGTCCTGGTACCACTTGGTGGTGATGAAGTGTTGGGCTACATCTTCCCACTCTTCGGCCAAAATGTGACCACGGGTCTGCTGGAAGTTCATCACCGAGCCGATGCCCATCTGGTAGACCATGCCCACACAGACAGCCTGACGGTTCACCGACAGCTTGTCCCAGTTCTCCTGGCCGATCCACCTTTTGGCACCATCGATGGCGATCTGGATGTCCCGCTGGAACAACTCTGCTTCCTGGGCTTCAGTGATGATCATCTTCCCGTTCTCAGTAGCCAGGAACGTCTTCCGGTCTGCCGGGGTGATCTTGTGACCGATCCCGATGGTGGGGTACCCCTTGGAACAGAGGTACTCCTTGAGGCGTGACCCCTCCTCAAACCGAAGCATCTTCATGAGGATCTGGATGAGTTGGTCCGTCCGGTCCACCAGAAGGACTTCATCAGGGATCTCGATGTAGATATCCTCGATCTTCACACCAGGAAACTGCTTCTGAAGCAGCTCCAGTAGATTCACACGCATAGTCACTCCTTAACCTGTGGTCATCATCCGTTTCGCTTGTTGCTCCCCATATTTCTTCAGAATGGTGGCAACATAGCTCCGAGTCTCGTCAAATGGAGGGATACCCCCATATTTCTTCACAGCTTCAGGCCCAGCGTTGTAAGCGGCCAGCGCCAGCCGGATATTGTGATTGAACCTGTCCAACATCTTGGCAAAGTAGGTGATACCACCCCGCACATTCTCCACAGGATCAAACACGTTGTTCACACCGACTTCCTTGGCGGTTCCCGGCATGAGCTGCATCAGACCACCGGCTCCCTTGGGGGAGACAGCATTGGGGTCTCGCGCGCTTTCCTGGCCGATCATAGCCATGATCAAATCTTCATCAATGTGATCGAACCCGAGACTCGCCAACTGGGTCTTCACCAGCTCCCGGACGTGTTCACGGGGCAGAGAGGATTGTTTCTCCCTCTGTCGGAGCTGTTGGAACTTATCTTTGATGCCTCCACCTTTGGTCTGCTTAGCTTCGTCAGCGGCTTGACTCGCGGGAGAACGAGAGCTAGGACCGCCCAAATAACCTTTCAGCATGTCGGGTGTGATTGCCGTGGATTCGTCCGAGGGTTGGGTATCTTTGAACTCGCTTTCCGCCTTCTGCTTTTTCACGTATTCGTGAGCAGCCGCCACATCAGCGGACGTGGGGTTCTCTCCCGGTTCGTGGGATTCGTACCACTGGTCCCAATACTCTTCGTACCACTCTTCCACCTTGACCTTCAGTTGACCAAGCTGGGGAGCCATGAACCTACCCAAGAGCGGGCTGGGTTTCCCAACGAACTTCTCCACAGCGTGTTTCGCCCCAAGTTTCACTCGGGCTTCAGCCATCTTCCCTTCTTTGGTGGCAAGACGGTCCTGGTGTTGCAGCCAGATTCCCATGCCCTGCTGAGCTTGTTCAAAAGTGATGTCAGCTTTGGCCTTGTCGATGTCCTCCGGCCCGGCCTTACCGGTCTTCAACCGCATGAACAGCTCACCCGCTTTCGCCATGTTCGGGGTTTCAGCAAACCCATTCTTCCCACCAAGGCGGGCTTCCATGAGGTTGCGGATAGCGGTGTACCGACTACTGTCGAGAGTGATCCCCTCTTTGTTCAAAGTGGGGTCCGTGTAAGAGTCAATCTTCTGCTTCAAGACGGTGTACCCCTTGGCATCCTTGGGGTCGAGAGCGTACATCTCGCGCAGCAGAGTGTTCTCGATGAGGTTTTGTGCCTCTTTCTCAGCCTCGTGCTTCTGGACCTTCGCCAGATTCTCCTTGGTTTGCCGAATGGAATCCGTCCTGTGAATCAAACCAGCAACCTTCTCCGCACCCACCACGTGAGCAATACTCTGACCACTTTCATCGGGCTCCAGCAGGGGTGCTGTCCACCGTTGGTCCCCCTCAAGGATGGCTTGAGAAGCGAGGTAGTCAAAGACCATTTCCGAAACCTGAGTACGGGTAAGCCCCAAAGCTTTAGCGTTGATTTGGAGCTGGGTGATTGCCTGACGGATGGCTTGAGGGTTGTCCAACCCTACTCGCGCAATCTCGTCTGAGATAATTGCCTGTCCTTGAGCCAGCACTTCAGCATGGTACTCCTTCATCTTCACCCCGGAGTGCTGAGCATCAATCCCGTGGAGGATCTCCTGCGCTCTCGGAGCGAAACCACGCATGAAATCAGGGTTGTTCTGACCAACCTCCCCTATGTATTTGGAGACCAGCTTGGTCATCATCCCTGCCAATTCCTCCGGCGAAGCTGTTTGGTTTCGCATGTAGAGGTCCATGGCATCACGATAGAACTCCGCCGCTTTCCCACGGCCACGCAGTTCGTTGTACTTCCTGATTCGCGCTTCGTGAGAACCTTCGGGTGGCTCTTGGCCCAGGTTGTAGTCATCCTCACCTTGGGCTATGGCTTCACGTTCTTTCTGATACTGCTGGCGCTCGTAAGCCCCACCGAAATCCCCCAAAGCGTTCAGCAGCTCTGACAGTCCCGTTTGCTGGCGAGGTCTGCCTGGATCTACATACGGGTCAGTTGGACGAGCCGCTGGGGAGATGTCCGGTGTGGTGTAACGATAGGTGTCACGAGCGTCCACCTTCTGTCGCTGTGAGGGTTTCTTGTCCAAACTCAGCGGCATCCTTCACTCCCCTCTCTCAGCCGTAGACGAACCGTTTCTTCTTCAGTTTGTCTCCAGTGTCCATGCCACTAGCCAGACCGGAGAAAACTGAACCTGTGAGTTTCAAGAGTCCTTCAAACGGAGAGACCACATTGGCTTTAGCCTCGTTCATCCGCCCTTCCGCCCTAGCGTGAACAGCAAACTTGTCATTGAGGATCTGCCTGGATGCGATCTCCTGTTGGGTTTCCATAATGGAAGTGTCGTAACCTCCCTGAATGAGAGCATCAGCCAGTTGGCGCATGGGGGTATTCCCACTCACGCCAGCTTCGACAGCCGCCACATTCGCCATGCTTTGTTCCCGCATAGCTTGTCGTTGGCGCTCTGTCTGTTTGATAGCTGTCTCAGTATCAACTTCCATTTGCCGAGTATTCAGCGCGGCGTAGTCCGCCAATGCAGCATCACGCGCGTTCTTAGCCATTTGTTCAGCATACTTGTTCTGCGCGTTGACATTGCTCATGGTCTCAAACACCTTCATACCAATGCTTGCGATGGTCATGAAAGGGCTGATGATTGACGATACTGAACCCCATGCCGCGCTCAGTCCTGCTAGGATCGGTGGACACATGGCTCTTCCTTCTTTTCCATGTAAAAGGGATGGAAATCCACATGAGGATCGTGGAGATTCACCCGAGTGGTGCGTTGAACTGTGAACCCCAACCACTCCAGCCACTCAACAGAAGCCGTGTGGCGGGGGTCCACATAGTTGAACAACAAGTTGTAAGTTCCCAACCACTGGGCAACTTTGAACCTAGAGAAGCGCAGCAACCTTATCTTGTGGTTGTACGCCTTGTCGGAGCACACAAACCAGGGAGCCGCATACGTTCCCATTGGATCAACTGCTACGCCAAACACTCCGATAATCTCGCCATCCTCCAGGATTAAATTCACCTCATCAGCCACTCGGGCACATTCCATGAGAGCTTGGTTGGGGTCTTTACCCAATGCCGCCCGAATTTCGATCTGGTCTGCTTCACGGAGGGGGAGTTCCCCTAGTGAAGGGATGTCCTCTGTGGTGGCGGATCGGATCTCAATCATAGCGGTCGGTTCCTCCTCGTGTAGAAACCCTCGATGACCCCACTGTGGATCTTGAATGGGGCGTAGGTGTCCCCCACGATGTCCAACACAAGCCCACGGTTCCCCGACATGACAGGCACCCGGCGGAACCCGGTGTACCGGTTGAGGTAATCAGTATGCACCTCAATGAGTTGTTGGGGTCGCCCAGGCGGTGTGATCCCCACACGAAGGTAACCTGTGTCCACAAGGTTCAGCCCGAGGGTTCGGATCACGAGGTTCCCGTCCACAATTGAATCATCTTTGTCCCCTCGTAGATAAAGCTCCGATGGGCGGTACCAGGAGATGTAGGTCTTCCCAACGAATGCCCCACTTAGGTTCCCTGTGACGCGCACCTGATTGTTTGCCGTCTTGGTGCAAGTCCTTGGGAGACCGTCCGGGCCAATAACCATAAAGTTGAGGGCAGGGTCACTGTACGGTAGGTTAAAGTTTGTCCATCCGTTGATGGGGTCGTAAGTTCCAGCAAGCCAGATCCTCCGGTCCAGGTGAACAGAACCCCAGGCACCAGCACCGCCTTGAACCGGGATGTTCTCCAGATTCAGCTTCTCAAGATGAACCTCGCCACTGGCAGAGGTTACAATCCATGCCGTGGACCCGGCGATCTTGAAGAAGAGGGGTCGAGCATCAAAGGTCCACTTTGACCAGCTGGACATGAGCTTCTCCGTCCCTCTCCAGTAGAACCGGTATATGAACACGGAGTAAGGGTCCACCAGATAGGAGTGGAAAGCCAGAAGGTCCAAACTGGGAGCTGCTGACAGTGTTCCCCTTCCCCCAGGTAGGTACCTCGGGACGTGAGCTGTGATGTCGGCTGCATCAGTGGTCATGGTTTCAGGTTGCACCAGATACTCCCGCATTCGATTCCACGCATTCGTGGGCGACAGGAAGTAAAGGTTTGATCCACTTCCAACCGGCTCAGTGTATGTGTCGGCAGGGATGTTGGTGACGGTATCAATCACCAGTGAGGTCGGGGTTAGGGTTTGAGAAGCCCCCGCGACAAACTGCTCGTTGTCCGCGATGAGGACCAGTTGTTTCTCAAAAGGTCGAGCCGAGCGAAGATTCACCGACTGTTGGGAAACTGCTGCCACATCAATCGGATCATCATCCAGAACGTCCAGTGCGGTCTTGGGCCACAGGTTGAAGAAGTCGGACACCCGCGAGAGGATCACGTTCTCCCCGGACAGGAACCCCAAACGTCCCCTCCAGAGGAACATATTCCAGATGCCCTTCCAGTTGAAGCTTGGGTAGGGTGCGGAGATTTCATCCCCGATCTTCCGTTCCTCCCATATGCACGGGCAGAAGGCGAAGGAGGTATCTGACAGACGGACCAACCGGTGGGGCATCGTCCACTCATCCAGTTGGTTGTAGAGGTACCACCCACGGGATTCCTGCCAGTAACCTTTGGAAGCCCCGGTCTCAACGAATTCCACGTAGTAGGAGTCGAATTCACTGGCGTCATCCTGGGTGATCTTCACCCGTGTCCCACCAAAACAGTACGGGGGGAGGTCAGAGAACTTCTGAGTCTGTCCTCCAGCGATGATGCTCACGTTCCTCCCACCCCACGCATCGAGGATGTTGAGGAAGAAAGCTTGTTTATCCCTTCGTCGCACCTTGAGCACTGAATCGTTCTGGAATACCTCATACCCCCGGTTGCGGAAGTAGTTGGCAAAGATCCCCGCCATCTCCCACGTCATCATGCCATCAGCACTAACACCCACGGGAGCTTGGTTAATAGACCCATTTATCCCATCTTGGACGTACCACGTGAGCTTAGGCTGCACCTGTTTGATCCAGATGATGTACTCGTAGTAGGGGGTCTCCAGTTGGTAAGCTGTGTTGATATGAGCGACTACTGCACGATTCAAGACGAGCACATGATCGGCGATCCCAAGACAACGGAAGTAAGCTTCAGGGTAACTTACGTTCGACACATAGGCCATGGCGGCAGTGGTTGCAGTCCACCTCCACTCCTTGTCAAAGTACCCATATTGGACAGTGCATTTCTGGCCGGTCTCACACCAGTAGATCTCGATGGGTTCCCCTGATCCACTCGTGATGATCACCAAGTAGGTCAACCCTGGTGCCCTCTCGTAGAGGTAGTAGTAGGAATTCTGGTTCGCCCAAGAGCCGGTGAGTTTCGCCACCCATTCAGTTGGGGGTCTTCGCTCGATCCCATCCGTAATGGAGGACAGAATGTTCAGCTGCATCTCACATTGGGATGGAAGCCGAACTGATGGAGCTTGTTGTGACACACCGTTGTAAAGTCCTGGGATATTCTGACTGACCAAGCTCATTAGAACCTCCTGTTCAGGATCTTACTGACCGGTGTGGTGTAGGACATGGTTTGATCAGCATTCCTCATTTCGATTCTTTGGACATTAATCCAGGCCCGGAGTTCCTCTTCCTGGGAGAAGCTGTCCAGCACATCCGAGCCGAGCCACTTCTTCTGAAACTCACGGGTCGCCCGGATGGCGATGTACTGGCGGACCACCTCGGGGAGCTGCTCAAAGTCGAGCAACCAGATGATGTCCACATAGACGGGTTGAGTGAACGCATAGGTGTGATTGTCAAGGTCGTAGAGCTTGCGGTCCCGCTCTGTCACATTGACCGAGGGGTAGCTCGCATCAACGGAAAGCATGTTGCTCCCCAAGCCAAGCACGTCAAAGTCAATATACCCTGTGACTGGATCAGGAGTGAGCTTCAGTTCCTTCTCAGTGTTACACTGAAGTCCAGGAGTTTGGACAGCTTTGGACACCTCCGACAGTTTCGCCGTGGCGAGCTGTGCCATGTAGTAACTGGAAGGCAGGGAGGTGACCGGCTGTTCACCGATCCCGGAGAGCATCATGTTCACTGCCTTCAACTCCGTGGTAAGGGTCAGGTCAGCCATGGTTCCTCCAAAAAGGCTCCCCTGTGAAACAAAATGTCGGCACTTAGAGTTAACTGCCTACGTTTTGACACAGGGGAGCTGTGGGTTTATTACACAAACATCACGTCGATGGTCACATTGTCACCGGTGGCATCCACAACGGTACTCATGTTTACTGCGAGACACGCACCGACAGGGATGGTGTATTTCGTGATAGCCGTGTTGACATACCCGGTCCCACTCCCGTCCGAGACAGCGGTGGAAAAGCAGTGCTTCGTCCCCGTCTGGTTCTTCACAGTGGCAGCCGAAGCGTTCTTGGTGGAGCTGACAGTGAGAGCCGCAGGGACTCCAGCCATAACCACCGCTTCGTAGTCCTCGTCGGCAACTGTGGTTTCCCCATCAAGAAGGTTACAGAGTCGCCTCAGGTCGGTGCGAATCTCGTTGGCGAGGGTGATGGCTGTCGCCGGGGTCGTGGCGTCAGCGGAACCAATGGCGCACTGTGCGGCATAGACCGTCAGTGCCACACCCTCATCATCATCAAGCTTTTCTTCAAGGGTGTTGATTGCCGCCTTGATCGCGTTCAGAAGGGCATACGCAGTGGCAAGGGTGGTCGCCGCAGCAGTGGCGTCAGCGGCATAGTCGGTGTCTTTGACACCTTCGTCAGCGTTTAGCTTGTTCTTCAGGGCGGTGTAAGCGGTCTT